AAAATACACTTTGCCATTTCTGGGGATTGCACCAGATCGACCACCTGTATTATCAGTCACATCCCCGCAGGTTAAATCTTTAGCGGGGGCAGCACTAACCGTACAGTTCACACTATCCAGTATGAACCATCTTGGACTAGTCAACATATCCTGCCCTGATAATGCAGTTCCTTCATATAATTGTCTAACTGCAAGTTGTGTTAATTCTGCCCCACCGTTATAAAAATGGAATGACCCAAAATCTGCACCACTTCTTTCCGCATTAGTTAAGCCAACATTACGACCATTGAAAGCTGGCCCCTGCTGACCAGTAGACCAACCACCTTGAGAACCACTAGTCCCATCATTTAATACCCCCGCATTCGTACCAGAAGCAACAGGCATTCCATCAATGTATAAAATGTAGTTTTCTCGCGTTGCAGGTTCGTGCGCCTCAATCAACTGATGGATTTTATTATCACCGTACAAATCAACTTCTGATTCCCAACCTACAGTCTGATTAGTATCATTTCTGAACATCGGATAATTAAACGTATTGTTGAACCTGCCTATATTGATATTGGAATTAAGCGAAGCACCCATAAGCACACATCGATTGTGTCCCAAATCAGGTTGCCTATACCAAAGTTCCCACGCGAATATTGTAAGCGGTGGAGTAAAATTATATTCGAAAAGACATTGAACTGTATTCCCGCAATTGACTGAAGTTGCCGCAGCCTTACTTAGCTGAGGGCCACCAAACGTAGGCGCAGCAGCAAGAAGCCTTAGAGTCCTACTAGACCCTTCCTCATCAAGAAGAAAATCAGGATTCCCACCTTCAAACAGATATTGATGAGCAAAATCAAGACCCACCAACCCAGACAACACAGCAACGCGACTTGCAGGGCCAGGTGGGTCTAATGGTGGGGGGTCTAGAAAATTATGCCCCGCTGCACCTAATGTTAATCTTCTAGGCATATAATTGACCCACTATGTTACCTTCAAGTATTCCATTTTCATCATGAAGAAATAAATAACGGTCTCTAGTATTAGAAGCAACACTTGGGGTAGGAGTTACACCCCCCGCATAAATTGCACCCGCAGGTAGAGTAAGAACATGACCACCGACACCATCCTGAACTACCTTCACAGAGATTTCAGTTTGAACACCCGCAGGTACATTAGAAAAAACCAATGTTGCAGCCCCCGTCAATATAGTTGCAAAGTTACGAACCCCCGTGCTTAAATCCATAGTCAAGGTTCCGCTTCCTGGCAGGGCTGTAACCACACCACTTACACTTGCAGGAGTACCAAGAAGTATCCAGGCTGTATTATTCCAAAAATAAACAAACTCTTCATCCTGAACAAATGCCAACCACCCTAATTTTGGAACTCGGAATTCCCAGGCATTACCAGAATCAAGTATCGTAAAGATAGCAACCTCAGTATCGTGTCCTGCCCAATTAGTACCCGTAGCACCCGCAGGCAAAATATATCGATCACCCACAGTTGGAGACACTGGCTGAGCAACTAAATCTTTATCAATTACCCCAAGATGCAAAACCTCATCTATCAACCTAAGCGTATCATCATTATCCGTTTTCCAAAACGTACCCAATGGATAGTTATGTTTAATGCCCTCATTGGGCCCCGTTATTGTTACCATTACACAAACCCTCCGTAAAATTCACCGTAACTATAACCATAGTCGGCACGTTTAAAAGCATAATCATGAATTTGAAAACTTCTTAAACCAGACACACTATTATTAGCTTCCAATTCAAGTCGTAAATTGTTGTTCACCCTATCAACCAAACCACTATCCGCTGTTTCATCTACCCAAATAAAAATTGTTCCCGCAATTAAAACTTCAGTTCTAGATAGGACATTATTTTCATTAAACAATCTCAGCGTATACGTGGTTCCAACTTCGGGGCCAATATTACCGAATGCTTGTGGTATATGTTGGGTAGCTGTTTGCTGTGTCCTGTCCCTGTGCTGCCACCGAATATCCAGATCACCCAATGTCATACCTTGAGAAACATAAGCAGGCAAATTATCCAACCGAAGATTAGAAGGGGGATAAGGTTTTTCTTTTCGATCACTCACCACAAATATATTTGTAGTTGCATCAACTTGAGCTAATGTACCTTGACCACTTTTGGTCAACAATTTAATATCAATTTGTTCCCCGTCACTGTATTGGGTTTGACTGAAAGCCGCATTAACTTGATTAGCAAAAAGCCTAGAACCGATTACATGAGAAACAGGAACAGTATCAACCACACCCCGATTTACAATCATAGTTTTATTTTCTATGTCATGATCAAATACTTCCATGAACTCATTATCAATCTGCACAAATTCTAATACCTCCATGAATTCAATCTCAAGATCATCACCTTCATAAACAAAAGTAGTTTGATTCGCAGCCACTATTGCTGCCACAAGAATTGCACTTCCGGCGAACTCACCCGCACCATCCTGGGTATACACAGCCAATGTTTCATCAGGAGAAATAAACAACGTGAAATTATAATGGTCTGAAGTCGGCTTTGCTGCAAACGCTTTTATAAATCCCTGGTCAGCAGCTACATTAGCAGCATCATCTTCACCAATCTGCTGAACAATATCGTAGAACGTAGCATCTTCAATAAATTGAAAAGGTGCATCAGCCGGAGGCCCGCCAGGTATAACCCATCCGCTTATCTGTGGTGCTGCATAACTAGCACTAGGCAAACCAAAGACATCTTCAATGGCATCAATGATTATATGACCGTCTTTTAGGTTGCCATAATTTATAGCACCTACCCTGAAGACTACCTCAACAATTCCGAAAGCAACCCACGATAATCTGAACACATCACCTGGGGCAGTATCCCATGCATCCCTGTTTACCCTCATTTTGACTTTAGCTAACGGAGATGACAGGGTTCTTAAATCTCTCAACGCTACAAAAAGAGCTTGCTCTGAATTGGAAATACCTGGGTATTGCCTAGTGGTATTAATTGTTGTTCCCTGAATCTGAATATTTGCCATATCCTGAACAGTGATTGGTACATTCTTATTAGTTTCCTGATCACGATATACCACTGTCAATTCATTAATGGTTTCTCCCCATGCCCTACGTGAGAAGTTCTGCATATCCACAATATTACTTTCATCAAAGAGGGGTAAACTTGCAGGAACAAAATCATCACGAATCAATCGAAGTACAAATTGTCCTGTAGCCAAATCAAGATAAAGGGAACCATTGATGTGTTCCAATATACTATTAATGAACCCTTCGATTTCATCCGATTGAGTCAGAATCATGGACAAACCAAAACCTTCAGTATTTAAAGTAGCAGCACTAGCATTGAAACTAACCAAATCCATATCACCACTGTTATAGCCCATGCCCCAATCAACATTAGTCAGTATTTCAAAAATCATATTGGCAGGATTCGCATCTGTACCTATTTGTCTGGTAGCCGCATTAAACACAGCAGGATATCTAGACACCTGAAATTCCCAATCTTTAAGATACGGATTATTACCGATATAAAATCTATTAAAAATAAAACTTACCACACCCCTGTAGGCAGGCACTTCACCAGTAAGCACACTCTGAAGATATGCGTTTGGTACTTGCGAAGCTTCACCAAAGGCAATATCAAGCTTACCCCCCCGAAGTAGTTGATTAATAAATTGAAAAAATCCACTCAAACTACCAACATTACCCCCCACGGCAAGTCCACCAACACCACCTTCCCGTTCTTCCCCTCCGAACAATTCAGGTTTATTAATATTGATAGATTGTGAAGACGTTACTGCGGGGTCAGCACCCCCCCCATCATAAGCCAGTCTGTCAGCCACACGAATTTCATGGACTTCATCAATAGGCCCATAACAAATAACCATATGCAAACCAAGAAGGTATTTATACCCTACCGTGCCACCAGACTTACCGCCCATCTGCGACCCTCCTAGCTAACTTAACAACCTCCAAAGCCATTGCTTCACCAGTTGCTTCAAATTCTTCTACAGGCATTTCCCCATGAGACAACTTTTTAAAATCTAAATCATTACGAACACAGAAACGCTTTACACCCGTAATGCAATATCTCAATACCCTGCAATATTTCAGACTCACATAAACTTGCATTACTTCTTGCCCCCTCCCTTGATAGCAATAGTGTTTAGGTCTCCATACCAAACCACATTCGGGCCTGTCACACGAACCTTTCCAAAGATCACAGGTATAGCCCTATCTTGTTCTGCACTTGGTACATCAAAATCTACTAACGAAGCTTTCTTTGGAACAGGGGGTTTCGGTGCAAGCATTGCACTGACTACTGCTGAAAGAACGAACAATGCTAATTGTACCCACATATCTATTTACCTATTTTTGATCTTAGTATCAAAAAAGTGTTGTGCCACCAAACGGGTTCCTATCAGGGCTATAAGGAAAACCACCATAATTATTTATGTTATCATACCTGTTTTTGCAATCTGCTAGATCATGAGCGCAGCCAGGGAATGCATCAACAGAACTACCAACATCTAATTCAATTGGAAACGGGGTTACAATAGTCAAAGTACCTGCCCCATCATCATCCAATATTGTTCTGAAATGTACCTGATCGAATTGAAGATACCCACCATCATAAAATCCCACACCTGTTACTGCCCATTCTGGGGCTGTAATAATATTGGTTGAAAACGCCGACACCGTTCCTATTACCCTAAATAGATCATTATCTACTTTGCATTCAAGACCATAATGTATATGTGGACATTGACTTGAATACTTCCTACGCAACCCAGGTCTTTTCAAACTGGTAAAGACAGGCTCACAAGCAATTGCCGCTTTAGAACCAGACCATTCAATAGTCAGTACCCTACCTTTCCAGACCACCACAAATTCATTAGCAAGATCATTTAAGTGCTGTCTGTATATTGTCAAGGTCATTATTTGAGTAGGGGGAAACCCTACAAAACCTTCTAGTACCTCGGCATC